CCCGCGCCATCAGCAGGCTGTAAAGTAACAGAACCATCACTCATTCCAGACCACGCAAAAGCATCACCGCGCAAAGGAAGAACACGAAAGTTTGCTTCAAATTCTACATTACCTGTATTGTCCGTCGCGTCATTACGAACAACGTGAATATGAGGATGAATGTCAGTTCCAATCATGTACTTATGGGGTAACTGGAAAACTACTGTAGCTGTTTCCCCAATCGCATCGAACTGCAAACATCCTAAGTATCCAGCGGCGTCAGTAATAACCGTCGCGGGAGATAAACCACCAATCGGGTTAACACCGGCTGGAGGAATGACACACAAATCATCCCATAAAGAATCCTCTACGATTCCTGGATTTAGGTCAGCCATGACTTAACTCGTCGGTGCGGTCAAGCTAATAAAATGAACAGTAATTCGAACCGCGCCAGCGGTAAAATTACTACCTGCTGCCGTTAAAACGACACTAGTCGCGGCAGCGTAGTAAATGGGAGAAGTAATTGTAATGTTTGCTAACGTAGTAACTGTTCCAGCCGTTACTGCAATACCAGTTCCCCACCTGTCAGCGTCCGTTCCATCACCGATTGCAAAAGAAGTTGCCCCGGTGATTAAAGTCGTAACACGAACTGACACGCCAAGAACTAACGAACCGGCAGGAATTAAGTTAGTAGCTGTTACAGTAGCTCCTGATAAACCTGTAAGTTCTGAGGTAGCCTGATTGATTGTAGTAGCCTGAGCGTTAAGTCCTAAATGAGAAATACCCGCAGATGTGACTGCAAATCTATTAGCTAAGACTTGAGCAGTTGTGCCTGTAGAAAGAACAGTCGGAGTTGCAATATAAACAGCACTTGCAGCACCAGCTCCAGTTCCTCTACCGCCAGCTAAAGTAAAATTAGCTCCTGATAAATCCGTGCCCGTGATGCCGTCGTGGGCTTTAAAGGTCTGCGCGACGGCGGAGCCGTTTACGTCTTTGCCCATCTGTATTGTCGCCGCAGCGTCACGCTTGAAGAACGCATCTACGTCACCCGCATCAACAGCCATGTTATTCTTGAAACCCAAAAACCCATCTGCCATCGACACAGCAAATCCAAAACCTGCACCATTGGCATCTAGAAGGAACGCACCCTTTGATGCTGTGGAATTGTAGCCAGTAAAATGGATTCCAATAGTTGACCCGAATCCGCTTTGCCCCCACATACGCGCCGTATTCGCTGTCCCCCACGAGATTGCCCCAACACCGTTTGTTACGCCATCGGTGTTTGGAACAAGCCCATCTGCAACAGACCGCAGTAGGAATGTCGGCGTCGTCCCCGCCGTGAGCGTTAGTAAATCAACATAAGCAGGACCAGTATCAGTATCATAAGCCTGTAATTTAAGTGTATCTCCTGCTGTAGTCCCAGTCCTAATTACACCAGTAGGAGTAGGCATCGTAAACGTGCCACTACCTAACGCATTAGCCGATACTAAAGTGAATGGAAGGATTGCCATTTTATCCTCCCTTACTGAATTAAGATGCTAACGGAAATAGTTGTCGCACCAGTATCACTCGTATGATAGGCGCGAATGAATCTTCCGATAACTGGCGTAACGATACGATAGCAACCAGCAACGTTCGTATTCGTATCAATCGTTGCCCAATTGCTATTGTCCATGCTTACCTGTAAAGAAGTGCTCGCCGCTGATACTGAGGTTCCAGTAGCGTAAACTACCTGCCAAGCAATCGTATGACCTAAACTTCCCTCAGTCTTAGGCAGACCAAGAGCGACTCCAGCAGTTCCATCGCCAACTGCTGAATTAAGACTGAACTCAACTACGCCTCTAGTTAACGTTGTTGCCATTCTGATTCCCTTCCTGCTCGCTCTGATTAGAAGAATCCTGAGGCATAGGAGGAGGTTGCATTAACTGTAAGTGTTCCATTAGATGCTCGACTACTTTCATGTAGCCAGGAGCATTAGAAGTCTTAGTATAGATACCAGCTTCCGAATTAAGCCAAGCCTTAGCAACTTCTGCATGAACAGGGTGATTATCAACCGGCTGCTCAACCATCGCCTGTTCGCCATTCAGAATCGAGTTAATCTCGTTTAACTGCTTAGACCTGTCCTCATCCCCAGGAATATAAATCTCAGGGAAGCCCATAATCTGTGCGACTAATGTAGCGTTCTCAGGATGGTAAACGACTGAATTCAAGAAGTCGTTATTCATCTGGAGAATCTGAACAAGTAAGTCTTTCTTCTGAGCAGCAGAGATTGGGAACTGGTCACTAACATCCGGTTCAATCTGACCAATCTCACCGCCTTCGATTTCGGATTTCCTAATCCAGATGTTCATGAACGAGTTGCCACGAGCAACTATGAACTTCTCATCCTCTAATAAAGACTTAGCATAATCAACGACTACCTTACTCATCAGTTCAGCCCACCAATGAGTGAGCGTCTTCCAATGTAACTGTAATCGCTGTAAAGCCTGAGAACGTCTAGTCTCATACTCTTTAGCAGTTTGCGAACCGCCTACGTCACCGCCGTAAATCGTAGGACTCGCTCCAGAAAGGAACTGCGCGTCAGAGTCGAGTCGCATACCGAACGAATCAATCTCCTTAGAAAGAGTGGCGGTCCGTAACTGGTGGAAAGAATCACCAATCGACTGACCGGGACGCTTCTTAACCGGGAATAATAGACCGGGCTTCGCCTCGATTTCATTATACTTGGCCGTATTAAGAACTTCGGCATCGAAGAAAGTCTCCGGAATACCGTGCTTTACCGTTTCTAAACTAAGCGAGTATAAATCATTACGAGACTCCTGAATCGATAAGAGAGTCTTACCAATCGGGTCTGCATGAATCGTCCTGCTAAGAGGCGATTTAGATACAGTCCATCGCTTATTCAGCGGCTCGTTATGCGCCTCGAATACTTTGTTATCAATGATAACTACGTAACAACCATCAGGATACAGCTTGTATAATTCCTGAACCTTATCGCGCTTAGTGTCGCCTAAACGCCAATACATCCAAGGTTCAAGCCAAGCTTCCTTAACTGTTACCTTACCAGAGAGGTCTGATAAAGAACCAGCCATCTCACGATACCAAGCATCAGTCTCGACTGTCGGATTAATCTCCTCCGCAATCTCATAATACTTAGCACGTAACTTAGCTACATCCTGCTCCGTATAGAGAACAAGAATACCCGCATCAGACATATCTGAAATGTTATGAGGAATCATCACATTCAGAGGACCGTAGATGCGAATAGCCTGACGAGACTTAACGATTACTTCCGGTTCATCTTCCTCGACCTGCATTTCCTCTTTAGGAATCATTACCGGCTCAACTGGTCCGCAAGTCGGGCAGCTACTATCTTCCAAAACGTCCGCGCCACAATTAGGGCAAGCAGGAGTTTCAGTAGTAACTGGGACTTCTTTCGTCCTCGGCTTTTCAACGATGCCAAATTTCTCATCTTCCACCGGATAATGGAAAGCCGCAACGAAGTGCTGATTCCAAAGTGTAAACAAAGCTTGGGTATATAATACCTGAGCCTTGTTGTGCTTCTGAACTAACTCGGCAATTCGAGAATATCCCTTCGCAGAAAGAATGTCAGCCGGGTTGTCGGCGTCTGCCGGGAAAAACTTAACAGCAGGAATAGACTGAGAAAGAGCAGCAATGACAGACTCTCCGTGCGCTTTGTAGATATTGACAATTGTATCTTCGCCTTCAATCTGGTCAGCGAGGTCTGGATTGTTTACTAACGCACCATCCATCGTTACCCAATCCTGTGACATAGTAGACCAGTAAAGTCTCTGGATACCATGCCAGAAGTTGTCAAGCTTCTTGAGTAACTGTAACTGACCTGCGCGGAAAGGCTCTTCCTCAATCTCTACCTTATTGATAATGTCCTTGAGTAAATCACGAAGTTCCTGAGTCAGTTCGGGAACTGTCTCCGGTTCCTCAATTTCCTCAAGTTCTTCCTCTGGCTCTAACTCAGGAGAGAGTTCTTCCTCGGGAAGTTCGGTCACTTCTAAGGAATCAAGTTCTTCCGCATCAATAGGAAATGCCATCACGCTCTCCAAACTTCGGTGAACTCATCAGCAAGAGTCACGAACCAACCCGGAGGAACTAAGTCAGAAGCAACCTTATGAAATAAGTTACTTATACCAGCGTTACGATAGAATCCAACTGCCATCTCAGAACAGAACATCTTATCGTCTGACGGTTTGCCCAATAAGTAGAATCGGAATAGGCCCCAGTAATCGTACTTACATCCTTTAGCATGTAAGTTAAACCATTCTATCCCATCTTCTAGATTGAAGTTCTCAGTAGGACGCATCACTACTGCTAAATCACTCAATCGAATAGGATACTCGTTAACACCGGTCTGCCTTGCGCCGATTGCCCTATTAGGCGAGATAGCTACTTCTACATGAGAATAGGGAAACCAAGACTTACGAGCAATCAATTTGCCCATGATGCTAGACGGGGCGTATACTAGACAATCACCGGGCTGAATTGAGAAGCTCATCCTTCCTGCCCTTCTGGAACTGCTACCTTGTTTAACTCGCTATACTTCTTACGGTCAGCCGCTTCTAACTTACGTCGCATCTCATTCCAAGTTAGCTTACCCGGTATGCCTTCTGGTAACTTAGTATCGGGGTCTAACGATTCATTAGAAACTCCAGTATGCGCTAACAGAAGTTTCTCGAACTTATCTGCTCGCTCCTGTTCCCGAGCTAACTGATACTGAAGAAGCCTAATTGTAAGTTCCGAAGCGACGCATCCTTTGCACATTGGTCTTAATCTTTCGAGAGTGAAAAGCCCGGATAGGAACAACCTTATTCTCAGCGTCGAACTTCTCCATTTGCCGATGAAACTTCGTATGGTCGCCCGACGCTTCAAACGTCGAGATAATCGCGCCAAGTTTCTCTCTAGTTCTGGCTTCATCACTTAATCCTGAAGTATAGAAATCAACAGCTTTCAAGCCGTAACGGAAACCGTCGTAAGGGTCATCACCATCGAAAGCTTTAACGTCGTTAGGATTATCCTCATCGTTACTCATCGACTTTAGAGTTTCGATGATTGCCTTGCACGTATTGAAAATCTGTAACTTCGGTAAGTTTTCTTCCGGTGGTTCATCAACGAACAACTCTCGATAATCCTCAAAACTCTTAACGCCTCTCGTTCTAAGAATTTCATTAGCCAGGTCTGCTCTATATCCTTCTCTCGGAACTTGTCGTGCTGGACGAGGCTTCCATCTGAGGTATTCATGAATCAGCATCCGACCGCTTACTCTATCCCTATCAGCAGCGAACGGAGTTAATCCAGAAGCTTCTTCAAATTGAGTTGCGATGTTTTTCGGGTCGCCTCTATCCTGCCACGCACTCGGGTCTAATGCAACGTGAACTAAGTTATCACCGTGAGAAAGCCGCGCTATATCCGAACCCCATTCACTAATCTTCTTCAACCGAGCCATGTACTCACGATAGAGAAAGATACGTTTATTAGGAGCAATAGCAAACCAACCGGCCCAAGTGTTAGCAGCATACCCCCAATCAATCGCGAGGATTCGCGGCCACCAGATTGGAACCTCGAATGGAGTAACAACGTGCAAGGCATTATCAGGTTCGTCAGGATAATGAATGTCCCTAAATTCATCAAAAGCCTGGCCAGCGAAGGCATCCCAATCTCCATCGATTTTTGCTTTCTGCTCCGCGAGCGGTAAGTTCCTTAATCGATTGATGTAGTCCGGGTCGTTCTCCATCAAGTAGGGATTATCAGTCAGCTTCGCTGGAATGAAAATCCGCTTACTCTTAGTGATATTATCTAATAAGAGTTTTCGTCCACTTGGTGCGGGTTGAACGAATCGCTTTTTAACCCAAGTATGTCCTTCGTTTCCTGGGTTAGTTGCTGCTCGACAAATTGTGGGTAGTGATGGGTCGGTTGACCTGATACGGGATAATAGGAAAAGATATTGGAACTCATCAAAAGCTGTAAGCTCATCAAATCCAACGTACTGGTATTCGTTCGTATCGTGTTGTCTTGCATCTTCTGTCCGCTGCATATGGCTGAGGATTAACCTCGCGCCACTTGGGAACGTGAATCGATGCTTAGTATCGTTATAGACCGCGCCGAACTTAGGATAAATCGCGAGAGCGCGAGGAATGAGTGAATCTTCTAACTGCTTATAAGTGCGACGAAAGACGACACCTTGGAAATTAGAATTCTGATAGAACCCATAAATTACTGGGATGAGGAGTAGGAGTTCTGACTTACCGCCACCTGCCGCGCCACCGTAAAGGGCTTCGAAAATACTGAACGGGAGTTTAAGAAACTCCTCCTGAACAGCGTGCGGTTTCCAGATACGAGGTTCGTCACTCATCAGTTCACGTCACTTAATTCTTACAGACTTGATACCAGGAACTCGCCCACTTCTTAAAAACGCCGCCATGTTATCCTTACCTTCGGGCAAATCAAAGTAGTACTTATAGAACTCCGGAGGAAGGTCAACTTCGTAGTTCATAAAATCGCGAGCGAACGCACGCTTATGAACGTCCTTAGTTTCTGGATGAATGAGAGCTGCATACATCTCATTCTTCAAACGCTGCATGTAATCATTCGGTCTGTAGGTGGATTTAATCGTTTTCTTTTCCGGCCCAACGCCGTGTCGATACACTTGCATACTAGGAGCACGTTTCGCAGCAATAGCGTTCGCACGAATCTCATCAGGATTCGCACGGTAGCCGTACTTAGCAGAGTTCGCCTTATAGTTAAGAGCAGAAGGCTGGTCCCTAAGTGCAGTAGCCGCGTGTCCTAATTCGTGCCTCGTGATTCCATTATCAATCGAGTTCTGGGTAGCGTGGCCCCAATTACCCGCGATACCATAATTCTGAGAGAGTTTTAAGCGATAGTTCGGGTCGCTCGTTTCTCTCGCAGCATTTAAGTCTTTAGTAGTCTTAGCCTTCATTCTCTGGAAATAACCAGCCGTCTGGTTCTTACCAGTAATCTGAGGCATCGACGTTTCGGGCAACATTCCCACGTCACCGAAGTGACCCATTACGTGCGGATACTTCTCAGTCGCGTTCTGTAACGACTTAATTCCTTTATGCTCCGCGCCGTATCCCGCGTAAATCGCCTGCGATGCGGCGAGTTCTTCTTTCAGTTTCTTAGCCTGAGCGATACGGCGGGGCGCGGACATGAATCCTACAGCCATATTCGCCGGGTCGGTTGGGTCGCCTAAAACACCTTCGAGTCCGCGATACATTCTAACAACAGGCTGCTGCTCGAAAGTCTCTAACTGCGGCTGAACGAATCGATTATACCAATCAGGATTTCCCTGTCGAGCAGTAATCCGCGCTCCACTTCTCTGATGAGAAGGAACGGGACGAACTGGCTGATAAGTTGGCCGCTCTGTTCCGAATGGCATGGCTTTGTTTAACTAACGAATACCGAGTTCACCGAAGCGGGACTTGTCGTAGTAATCGAGAATCTTCGGTAAGTAGTCTCGGTAGCTCACGTAATTAAAAGCTTTCGGGTCCAGCGGATTCTTGTTACTCCCGCTTATCCTATACTTCACGCCGCTGATTCCTGCCGAATTGAGTATATCACTTAACGCTGGGTCAGCAGTATGCGAAGGACTAGTATAGATTCTGCTCAGTCCGTCACGGAACGAGTTATCAGCGGGATTAAGCATCGTCGATAATCCACGCTGAATATCTGAACCCATCATCGAGCCGGGATTCGTGCTTAAATTGGTTCCAGACCTATCAGCCTTATAAAGTCGTGAGAGAACGTTAAAGAATGAGTCCTTGGTCCCAGGAGCTTGATGAGTTAAGAACTCCTGGACTCGTGCTGGCTGCTCATATAATGAAGAATCCCAACGAAGCATCTTCGGAAGATACTCATCAGGAAGTTCTGACTTAATGATGCCGCCGCGAATCTCATCAGCACCCGTGGTTAATTCACCCCCGAGAGCCTTCTTTAAGAAAGCGGCGCGCGGCCTAATCGCTGACTTATCGTAATCTAAAGCATTAGCCCTGCCCTGATTAGCGCGCATATCTTTTAAATGATTCGCGTAACCTTTGCGGACATACTTATAAGAGTCGAGTAACCTGCCCTGCGGATTTAATGAGAGGACAGAGCGATTATACTCACTACCAAGATTACCAAGCGCGTCTGCCTTCTGCGCGTTAGCCCTTCTCGATTGGTTAACGAGCCGCTGATAATTCGAGAAATCTTTCTGTGAGAGTTTAGTCGTTGGCGCTGGAAACTGTTGGCTTCTAAGTGAAGCAACAGCGTCGTCCATCGGCATACCCTTATAACGGAGTCCCGAGATGCGGGAACTGAGAGAGTCGAAGTAATTAGCGGCGTGCTCTACGTCTCCAGAATTATAAATGCCGTGAGAATAAACAGAGCCACCTGCGCCGCGACCGATTTTATTCCAGTCCCACTTCGGAAACTTAGGAGCGCCAGTTCCGTGGAATACGTTAATTCCTAGAGGGGACACAAGTCCCATCATAGAATCCGCGGTCATTTGCTCCTCAGTAACTGGGTCGCTTTGAATCGAGCGCGCTTCTGAGAATGGAAAGCCAGTAATCCGTTCCGCGATATTACCAGCTTTACGAGCGAGCCAACTACCGGCCCAATCTTTCATTGGTGCAGCAGTAATTCGCTCGCCCTTCCTGAGAATCTTCCCGTAGTTATCAATCGGGAGTCGAGGCATATTCCTCGACCTCTTATCAACCGATGATTTACTACCGAAGGATACTACAGGCATTTTTCTCGCTTCACTCGAAAATAAGAGAATTGGACGGGGCTGTTATCCGATGTATGGAAAGATGTGCCAACCCCAGTAAGCAACTCTTTTGGAAAATGCCCCGTCCAATCTGTTACGCGCTAGCTTCCGTTAACGCGGGTTCCGATACTGGAACCAGAATCGTATAACCATCAACGCGCACGTTAACAGCACGAGGCCCGCGCTCGCTAACCTGCACGTCGAACTCTACCTTCTCACCTTCTTTGCAATAACGGAACTGCTTTGTGAACTTAGAGAGTCCCGACCAATGAAAGAAGTAATCAATGCCATCATTACCCGCGATGAAACCGTAGCCATC